GATACTAATGAAATACATAATTTAACAGTAGAGGCTCCTACTCCTCCAATCATCTAGTAAAAAATAGCGTCCTTAGCTCAGCCGGATAGAGCAACAGCCTTCTAAGCTGTAGGCCACAGGTTCGAGTCCTGTAGGGCGCACCAAATCCCATATATAAGGAAAGGATATAACATTATTATGATAATGCGTATCTTAATGTTTATAATTATCTTATTTGTAGTAACATTTAGTTTGTATGTGTATAGTGACAAGGTGCCTTATCAACAAACTAAGTTAGAAGGAGGTATAGAAAATCTAACTGACTTTCTAACACTTCCTAGAGAGGTTAATACAGAGAAGCATAAGGAAATACTTAGTGATACGGAGTTAACCTGTCTTGTAGAGGCTGTCTATTTTGAAGCTAGAGGGGAACCCTTAGAGGGTAAACTAGCTGTGCTTGCTATTATCATAAATAGGAAGTTGTCAGGTATAAATAAATACCCTGATACTTATTGTGGTGTCGTTCATTATACTGTCCATAAAGATAAGCGTAATAAGCTTAAAAGCTGTGCCTTTTCTTACTGGTGTGATGGCAAGAGCGATGTGATGGTAGACAAGAAAGCGTTGCAGGACAGTCGTTATGCTGTGTCTTTAGCATTGAAAGGTGTTACTATAAAAGGTTTGGAAGATGTAGTATTCTATGCTCAGCCTCAAGCTAAGGCTCCTTGGATGAGGGATAAGATTATAGTCATGGAGATAGGAAACCATGTTTTCTATAAATAATAAGATCGACTTTTTGCTTGACATAGCAAGCAATATCGAGTATCCAGTCAGAGCGTATAGATTGGCTGCTGCTGTTGTTTTTAAGAAGGCTATTGTAGGCTTAGGAGTTAATGGTTATAAGTCTGATCCCTTCCAGTTAAGGTTCAGGAAGAACCCACATGCAATCCATAGACATGCTGAGATAGGCGCTATAAAGAATGCATTAAAGATACTTAAGAATACCGAAGACCTTAGTAGATGCACTCTTATCGTTGTAAGAGTTAAACGGAATACATCGAACACTTCTTACATACCGGCAATGGCAAAGCCTTGTGAAGGATGTTACCGTTGTATAGTTGAGTTTGGTATAAAGAAAGTTTGTTATACTGGAGAAGATGGCGTCCTTCGTGTAACCTTCCCTATTTAAGAAATGAGGAGATAATCTAGAATGATAGACTTTTATGTTCTAATGGCAACTGTCTGTGGTAGTATCTTAATAGTTGTTCATGCTTTGCTTAATAACGATTGGACTACTGCTGCACTAGGTATCCTAATCTTTTTTGGTTGTGTGATGCATATTGATATTGTGAAAAAGGATGACTAAACAATATCTAACCAGAAGAAAAACACTTGCTCTTCCTATGGAGTTGGTATATATCGAGTGGTATGATGCATATGGTGGTAGTATAGTAGGCTGGAAAGATATATCTAAAATAAAGTTACTAAAGCCTATGCTTAGTAAAGCAGTAGGCTTTTATATTAAAGAAGATAATATTTCTGGTATTAATTATATTATCATATGCCCTTATCTAATTGGAACTGAAGAAGATGATCCTCAAGGTGACGGTGAAATAGCTATTCCAAAATCTTGGATTAAAGAATTTAAAGTTGTGTCTTTTAAACGTAAGCGTAATAAAACTTAAGTAACATATTTTATATAGGAGAATAAGCTAGTGTCTACTCAATCAACTATGCCCGCCTTAGAGTCTTGGGGTTATCATCTAATCTTGAATTGTCGTGCATGTAATATCAAAAGTATTAAAAATAAAGAGTTAGTAATTGAGTTCGCTAAGACATTGGTTGAAGAAATTGATATGGTTGCTTATGGTGAACCTCAGGTTGTTAACTTTGGTTCAGGTAATAAGGAAGGATTCACACTAGTTCAGTTGATCCAGACATCTAATATCTGCGCTCACTTCTGCAATGATACTGGTGATGCTTACTTCGATGTATTCTCTTGCAAGCCATTTAATATCTTTGCTGTTAAGGTTCACGTATCTAAATACTTTTCTCCTGTTAACATCAATACTAATTACTTGGAACGCCAAGCCTAAGAGATTAAGGATGTAAATATAATGTCTGATCGTGTGACGGGAGGCGCTACGTGAAAAACAAGGATAATGTATTTTATGATATTATTTGTAAAAAAGGTAAGCTTTCTTACGTCATGGAGCAGGGCTTCAAGTCTAAGAAAGATGCTCTTGAAGAACTTTTAGAAAGGCGTATAATCCTAGAGCATATCGGCATTATTGTGAAGGATATCCCTAATGGTATTGTTGCAAAAGATAAGAAAGGAAGGATAGTGGCAGAGTATAAAATAGTAATAGCCACCACCTAATTAACTTTTAAGAAAAGGATAATATCTAGTATGGTAAAAGCTCTAGTAGATAGTAAGATGCTGAGCCGTGGTCCTTGTGATGTTTGCAATTCAAGTGACGGTAATACACTATATGATGATGGACATTACTTCTGTTTTGTCTGTGAGACTTATACTAAATCATCCCATAAAGACTTATCATTAGATGGAGCGGATATGGAAGCTGTAACACAATTAAAGGACGTAGCACTTTTTAATAATAGACTTCCTCAAATAGGTTCTATCCTTCCTATTAAGGAACGTAACATTAGCCGTGATACTTGTCAAAAGTATGGCGTTCGTATTGTTCAGGATGCTGAGGGTAAAACTACTAAACACATCTATCCTTACATGGACATCAACAATACTCACATTGCTAATAAGATTAGGTATGTAGCTAACAAAGAGTTTGCTGCTGATCCCCCAGGCTCCCTTGGTAGGGCTGTCCTATTCGGTCAGCATATCTGCCAGCAAAAGGGTAAATACATTACCATCTGCGAAGGCGAATTGGATGCTATGTCAGCCTATGAGATTATGGGAAGCAAGTGGCCTGTTGTCTCAATCAAGGATGGCGCAGCATCAGCAGCTAAAAACTGTAAGAATAGTTACGACTTCCTTAACTCTTACGAGAACATCATTATCTGCTTCGACAATGATGAGCATGGTAAGAAGGCATCCATCCAAGTAGCAGAGATGTTCGAGCCTAACAAGTGTAAGATTGTTTACCTAGACCTAAAGGATGCTAACGAATACATCAAGGAATGTAAGAGAGAGGAGTTTATGAAGGCTTGGTGGGCAGCTAGGACATACACACCCGCTGGCATTGTCAACCTGAAGGACTATGGTGCTGCTCTATACGATGAGAAGCAACAACAAACTTGCTTGTATCCCTTTGCTGGTTTGAATGAGAAGCTGTATGGTATTCGGACTGGAGAGTTAACTACGATCACGGCTGGCACTGGCACTGGTAAGTCATCTGTAATGCGTGAGTTGATGCACCACATGCTGAAGAATACCACAGATAACATTGGTGTCATCTGCTTGGAGGAGAATGTCAGGCAGACCATCTTCCACATTATGTCAGTTGAAGCTAATGCTAGATTGTATATTAAGGAGATACGTGAAGCTTACCCAAAGGAAGACTTGGAGAAGTATCAAGCTGCTACAGTAGGAACTGGAAGGTTCTTTGCCTTCGATCACTTTGGTTCGTTAGGCACAGAAGAAATCCTTGCTCGTATCCGTTACATGATCAAGGCTCTAGATTGTAAGTGGATCTTCCTGGATCACTTATCTATCCTGATCTCTGGCTTGGATGGTAATGATGAGCGTAGGAACATTGATATTCTGATGACTAAGCTACGTAGCTTAGTAGAAGAAACTAACTGTGCTTTGCTGTTAGTATCCCATCTACGCAGGGTCAGTGCTGATGGTGGTCATGAAGAAGGTAGGGAAGTATCTCTATCCCATCTGAGAGGCTCACAGTCCATTGCTCAGCTATCTGATACAGTGATTGCAATGGAGCGTGACCAACAAGCAGACGACCCTAACATTGCCAATACCACTACGATACGTGTCTTGAAGAACCGGTATGCAGGTGAGAACGGTATCGCTTGTCACTTGTATTTCAATAAAGTAACTGGTAGGCTTCATGAAGTAGATAACTTAGGAGACACAGATACTCAGAAAGCAGAAGTTAATAGTGGCTCAAACTCTTTCTAGACATCAGCTTTATTACCGTAAGAATAGATCAAAGAGATTATTGGAAAGGCATGAATACTATAAAGGAAGTAGGGTATTAGGTTCTGACTTGTTCTTTAGAAAAAGACTAGCAGCGATAAAGGCTAAAGCTATTAAGAATAATCTTAAGTTTAATCTTACTCTTGAGCATATTAAAGATATCTTTCCTCTAGATTCTAAATGTCCAGCCTTAGGTATTAAGTTTAAGATGTCTACTACAGGATTTGCTGAAAGAACATCGGCTAGTTTAGATAGAATTATTCCAAAGTTGGGATATACCAAAGGTAATGTCATCTGGGTTAGTATGATAGCCAATAGAATCATGAGTGATGCTAATGCAGATGAAGTTGTTAAGGTTGCTATGTTTTTTAAGAAAAGTATATTAAATGGAGGAGATGGGATGAGAGACACCACTAAAGAGGATTGCCCCAAGTGCGGCGGATCTGGGTTGGTTCATTACGACGAGAACCATTCGACAAAATGCTGGGTCTGTTGCCCTCACGATAAGGGATGGTGGCTGCTCAATGAAAACTATAAGGACGCTGGCAAGCTTTGTTGCATGGCGGGCTGCGGGACGACGAAAGATGGAGAAGGGGCTGCAGGTTAAGTAATAATGATTTTAATTGCTGATACTCCTTACTTAGAAGTATTTATTCGTAAAGAATTTTT